TGAAAAATCCTTTTATATTGTCCCAGCCAATCACTGCCGCTATTCCTCCAACAAGTAGTGTAGCAATTTTTACCCAAGGATTAATTGCACCTATTGCTTTTACTAACATCAAAGTTATTGCACCACCTATTGCTAAGAATCCAATACCGCTTAACAATGAATCAAATGCTGATGATATCGCAGGTTTTAAATATTGATCATATATTTTTTGTATTCCGCCTTCTGAAAAAAGTGTGTCAAAGAACTCTGCAATTTTTGGTTCGTATTTGTCGTACAAGTCAGTAAATGATTTCATCATATTATCAAATGTTCCACCTTCTGCAAAGAAAGCATCAATCTTTGGTGTCAATCCATCCCACAAGTCAGTAAGGTAAGTAAAAATTTCTTTAACTTTAGGCCAAAGTGTTTCTTTAGTATAATTCCACATTCCTCCTACACTTTCTTTTAGTGCAGTATAACCGTCGCCTGTAAACCAATCGTAGGTTGATTGAAGTGATGGCAAAATATTATCTTTGAAATATTTGCTTGCTTCGCCATACATTGTTTTTGCTTCTTCAGTGGTAGGTAAGAAGTCTGCAATCTTATCAGACAAGTCTTGGAATATTCCACTGTCAACTATTGCCGCTTGTATGTTACCTTGTATTGTTGCAACTGTTTCAGCAAACGTTCCCATCTTTTCTGTAATCTTATCTCGCTTGGCTTGTTCTTCCGAAGTTACGTCACCTGTAGTTTTTTGTACTCTACCTAGTTCTCCTGTCAACTCATTGTATGCACCAACACTGTTACCTGCCGCGATACTTGCTTGTACACCTGCATCTCCCATTGTTCTTGCAAACGCTAAACCATCATCTCTTACATTCTTCATAAAGTTGTTGGCTTGTTCAGCAGTCATATTGTGAACATTTTTTGCTTGCTCTCTAAATGTAGCATTGTTAGCCATTAACTGTTTTGTCAAAGGATCGTTAGCAACACCGTCTGCCATATCTAAAATAGCCGCTTCTAATTTTGGAGATGTAGCAGATATTTGTTGTAATCTCAATCCAAACTCTTCACCGTATTTGTTAATTGCCATTTGACGTCTAATGTCTAAATTCTTTTGACGCATTTCTTCTTCCATCTGCTTACGACTCTTACCTGTAAGTTTGGAAATTTTATCTAGTTCTTGTGAGTATTTTAATGAACCTTCTATTAATTGTTTGTCAGTCATAAATTGACGTCTACCTGATGTCTGCATCAATTCACTGTAGTTAATAAAATTTTCGTTTAATTCTTCAGATGTAAAACCTATTTCTCGTAGTCTTGTTCCTAATGGGCTTTGTCTAAGTTCTTTTGATAGACTTGCAAAACGTCTAGCACCATCGCCAACAGTGTTACCAAATATACGTAAGCCTTCTCCTTGTTGACTTACTAGTTCAATAAATTGTTGTTGTGGTATTGCCGCTTCGCCTGCTATCCTAGTTATTTCGAACATACTATTGCCAAAACTTGCGCCTGTTTGTGTAAGTTGCCTAAAACTATTAATTTGTCCGTCTAGTAATCCTGTAAGTGTTGTTAATCCTGGAATAGGTATATGTTTTGCAAAATCTGTAAGTTGTTGCCCGCCAAAAGCAAGTTCTGTAGCAAATCCAGGTATTGCTCCTACTACTGCACCTAAACCTGCAAGCAGAGAATTTAACACACCTCCTGTAATACTAGAAAGTTTACTACCAAAAGAATCAACTTCTGTACCAGCTTCTTTGATTTCTTTGTTGAATTTATTTGTGTTTTTCTGTGCTTTTTCTAAATCAGGGCCTACTCCACCGCCACCACCGGTTTGACCGGTAGGAGTTTTGCCGCCTAACGCTTTAAGTATTTCTCTTAGGGTTCGTTCTGAAGCCGCATTTTCTGCTGTAACTTCCCCTACACCGGGTATATCAATCTTAACCATCTATTACTGCCATTAATTAAGTACTCACATTATATATAGCTATAAATATGTATGCTATTACAATAGTATTTAGCAGGAGAAATAAACATGGTAGATAATAATATCCCACCAAACATGGGACCACAAGGTATGCAATCGGGTATGCCTCAGCAACCGTCACCGAGCAATCCGGCAGTTCCGCCGATGCCACCGACGCAAGCACAACCAATACCGGTACAAGCACCGGCTGGTAACCCGTTAGTAAAACATTTACGACAGCCTAAGATCTACATCAAATTGCCAAGTGAAGGTCATTACTGGCCTAGCAATGCATTAGAAAAAACACAAAATGGAGAATATCCTGTGTATGCAATGACGGCAAAAGACGAAATTACATTTAAAACGCCAGATGCGTTATTAAATGGACAAGCCACTGTTGATGTGATTCAAAGTTGTATTCCAAACATCAAAGACGCATGGCAAACACCTAGCATTGACTTAGATGCTATATTAGTTGCAATTAGAATGGCAAGTTTTGGAGAGAAAATTGATATGAGTGCTCAAGTTCCTGGAACTGACATTACAAAAGATTATCAGCTAGACTTGCAAACTATCTTTGACAATTTAATTCAAACGGAGTATGTTGATACTTTTCAGATTGATGGATTCAAAGTGCAAATTAAACCTGCAACTTATCAAATGGCAACACAACAAGCAATCAAAGCATTTGAAGAACAGCGTATCTTTACAACTGTTAATGATGATCAACTTGATGAAGGTGTTAAGTTGCAAAGATTCCAACAGAGCTTTGCAAAACTTACAGACATTAACATTAATGCTGTAGTTGCAAATGTTGTAGCTATACAACCTGATGGCGATGATGAAGCTGTAACAAATCCAAAATACATTAGAGAGTTTTTGGAAAATGCAGAAGCTAGAACATACAATCAGATTGCTGACTTTATCAAAGAGCAAAAGGAAAGGTTTACACAAAAACCTTTGACTGTACAAGCTACTGAAGAAGAAATCAAAGCAGGAGCACCTAAAACATATGAAGTGCCTGTAACTTTTGATCAGAGTAATTTTTTCGGCTAAGGATCTTAACATGGAGCCTCGACAAAATCCTAAGCGAGGTTAAGATCCTCGAAGGACAGGTGAAAGAAATCAAACACAATATAATGAAATTGGTTTGGTGGATGCGTGGCGGGCTACAGCTCGACGATGCATATCTGCTGTCTCGTGAAGATCAAGAAATCTTCAATGATATAATAAAAGAAAATCTAGATACTGCTAAAAAGATTAATCAACCGTTCTGGTAAAAACTAAGCTGTTGTTTTTTGTTTCTTAGGTGCTGTTACTTTATAACCTTGTGACTTTAGAAACTTAACTGCGGAGTCAACGTCCATAGTTGGTGTTGCCATTGCTTTAGCATCTGCTTTAGCACTTGGTGCTTTTGCAGATTTTGCAGGAGCTCCGTCTTTAGGCGCATCACCGTAACTACTTTTAGATAATCTGCTACCCATTTGCTTTTGAAAGCCTTGTTGTACAAAACGTTTGATAATTTTCTTTGCTTGTCCGCCTGATAGTTTTATATCTACTTCCATTAGCATTGCTTCATTGTACATACTTTCAATACCTGGGAGATTAGGTTGATCTGGAGTAAGTCCTGTTGCTTTTGGTTCTAGTGATTTTTTAAGTTTGCTTGCCGCGCCTGTAACAGCGGCCGCGCCTTTTTTAGCGGCTTTGCCAACTGCTTTGCCGGCTTTACTAACTGCTTTACCTGCTTTAGCCGCTTTTCTGCCAATGCTAGGTTCTTGATTAATATACGCCATTACTGCACTAGGTTTACTTACAAAACCCTTTGCTTTTAAAAAGTTAGCAAGTCCTTTAGCAGTCATTCCGCCCATTTTAGGATCTTGTTTACTTACAGCAACAAAGTCTTTGTAGATATTAGATACTTCTTTGTCTAATTCAACATCTAGCTGTGCGGCCTTGCCCATAGCTGTGTTTTTTCCTAGTGTTCTTTTCAAAAATCTAATAGGACCTTCGTCAACCTGCTTAGATTCTGTTAAAACGTCGTATACTTTCATAGTTTGTCTCCCGATTAATTATATTTATACATTTGAAACGATAATTACATATTAAATATCTATTATGATAACACGATATCGCATTATTGACAACGCGGATAACGAAATAGAAGTTCTAAACAGCATTGAAGAAGCAGTACAGTATATTGATACTATGCGTGAACAACAGCCTCATCTAGAACTTAGGTATGAAACATTCGAAGTTAGCAGTGTCAAACCAGGCTTTGGAAGAGATCCAGAATTACACTAAATATTCATCAGATGTGCAATCCATACGTATACTTTATATTAATAACTCTAGTATTGTTATGGACTGTTTACAAGAATAATTAGAAATGAGCTAAAGCTCATTTAGTTTTCGCTTACGCTCAAACTTAACACTTCGTTTGTGATAGAAGTAATTACTTGAATTAAAGCAATATCACGTAAGTGATATTGTAATTGCTTCATGTAGATTGTTTCAGTCAGACGGAACCTAACAGCGGTTCCATCTAATCTTGGTCTTCATGTGAGTTCGTCACAGCCGAGATTCGGAAGTAGGTATTTGACTTTGCTACATGGGCTCTGACCTTTCCCAACCTACGTCGACATCACGAAAAAATTTGCAAAACCGCTTTACCGCTTCGCGGATTTCTTCGCTATCTCCCGCTTCGTTCCCTTGCGTGGAGTTTTCGTAGCATACAGCCTGGTGGATTCGCTAGTTCTGAACATGCAGACATGTCCTCAAAGCGGATCGAGCAACCCCGATCAAACAATATCCGTATTTTGCCTATATATTTTTTAAGTGTTCTTTTAGAATTTTTGAACCACCAACACGTACATTAATAATTCCATTGTAGTAATCATCATTTTCAAGTACTCTGCGTTCAAATTGTTCTCTGGCCTCTAGGTAACTTGCAATGCCTCTGCTTGGACAGTAGTATAATATTTCTCTAGTGAACTTGTCTTCGCCTAGTTGTGCAACATCCGCAATCAATCTGTCCGAAGATCCCCAATAGTCTCTCCAGTCTGATTCTTTTGTTCCACGTCTTTTGTTTTTCTTGCCTTTTAGCGGTGGCTTCGTTGTTTTGAATTTTGCTAGTTTCTTGCCTACATACTTCATGCCATTGACTTTATTGGTTATCAAGTAGACAAATGCTTCTACACCTTCTGGTATTTCATCCACATTTTCACCTTGATAAGTCCATTGCATATTGGTACTTACCGTTGCCTATGATTCTGGGGCCTCTTTCTTGGAATTGTGTTTATAATGTATCTCGTCCATACGCTCTTTTGCTAGTGATCTTATCTCACGTAGCCATTTTCTGCTTTCTCGATGCGTTCGTACAGAGTTACGAGCTTCAAATTTCTCATTTGCCTTAAAATATGCCATATACGCCTTGGTCAATTTATCATGTGTATCGTCATTCATTGTGTATTTCTACATCGTTCTCATATGATGTAAAGCCGTTTTCCTTTATTACTTTGAGAACATGTGTTACTCTTCCTACTAGTTCGTCTTTGTGGGATATAAGATAAACATTTTTCTGTCTTTCTCTACCCATCTTTTTAAGAATACCTAACGAATTCTCAACACCGCTGGTATCCATACCACTATCAATCAGCTCATCAATAAACAGCAGATTGATATTCTGATATAAGCTCTCCCAAACATCACGGAATGCAAAGCTCATACCAAGGATAAGCCTATTACGCTCACCTCTACTTAAATTGTCAAAATCTAAATCTTGTCCTAATTGTGTAATTTCTACTGTTAAGTCGTTTTGGAATATTACACTGTGCGGTAGTCCAAGTTTATCAAGATAATTAGTAAGCCTATTGTTTAGATATGCTAAATTTTGATCAATAATCTTTTTACGAATAAAACTATCTTTGTTTGTTAATAGTTTCAACATGAAATCTTGATGTTCTTTGAGACTAGTTAAATCATTTACAGTTTTCCAATCAATTTCTTGTATTGCACTATTGTTTAGTTCATCAATTTGTTCTTGATAAGGATCTACTTCTGCTTTTGCACGGCTAAGAGCTTCTTGTAATTGTGCAACATTTTGTTTATGATCGTAAACTTCTTTGATAGTTTCATAGAATGTAGTAGGCTTGCCGTTTATATCACCGATTTCGTCTAGTGCATTTGTTACATCAGTAACTTTGTCGCCTACTTCTTTTTGATATGCTATTGCATCTTCAAGTTCTTTATTCTTACTAATTGCTAGTTCTTCTTTTTTATCATCATGTAGTGCTTGTCCACAAGTATGACATGTGCCTTGATCAAGATTTTCTGAATCTCTTTTTGCTTTTTCTACAGAGTTGTCTGCACGTACTAGTGCAGGCTCTAATGTGCTTAATTCTTTTTTAAGAGCCAAAATAGAATTGTTTTGTTCTTCCCACTTAGACAACTTTTCGTGTTTATCTAGTTCATCTTCTACATCTAAATGTTCTAATTCGTCGATTGAAGCTTCTAATTTAGCAATGTCTTGTTGTTGCTTTGTATTCCAAGCACTTTGCTTTGTTTGTAAACTACGAACTGTTTCACCGATACGTGAATTACTTGTTTCTATTGCATTTATACGAGCAGTTTCATCCGTAATTGCTTCTCTTGTTTGTCTAAGTTTGTCTTTAAGCACTTCTGCTTTTTCAGAAAGTATTGTAATACCAAGTAATTGTTCAATAATATCTTTTTGATCATTTACCCGCATACTTAAAAAAGGTTCTGTGTATGTGTTTAGTGCAACAACGTGTTTGAACATGTTGTGCGACATACCTAATAAGTCAATAATATCTTCCTGTGTTTTACGTGAGTCACCTTGAGACTCATCTAGCATTTCTTGTTCTTGTCCGTCTACATAAAACTTAAGAATATTAGGTCCACGTCCTCTTTCAATCTTATATTCTCTACCATCTTTTTCAAAAGATAGAGTAACCAACATACCTTTGTTGTTAGTTTTGTTAATTAAATTGTTGCGTTTAATATTTGTTAAAGCAAGCCCGTAAAGGGCATAACTCAGTGCGTTTACAATAGTAGTTTTACCTGTACCATTACGTGATCCGCTGTCGTCACCGCCTTGGTCAAGGTTCTCTCCTAATACAAGTGTAAGTTGTTGTTTATCAAAATCAACTGCTTGGGTTTGATTACCCACACTCATAAAGTTTTTAACAGTTAAGCTCTTAATTTTAATCATAGTTCGTCATATATTCCTAATAGCAACTTTTTATCATAGTTTTCTGTGTCTAGTGCAGTTATTTCTTTTGTTACAATTTCATCTACACTTTCAAAAGTGCTAATGTCAATGTCAGTGTGTATTTCCTCGTCTTGTTGACTAGGAATAAGTGTAATTTCTCTACAGTCATATTCATTAATAAATGTTTCTTTGATAAAACTTGCCTCTTCATAACTTATAGGTAAGTCAAGTGTTACTCGCAAATACATTTTATTTTTTAGTAGTGTATCTTTTTCATCTAATAGTCTTGATAGTTTTACTGTTCTATACTTAGGACAGTCTAGCCAATTGATGTATTGGGGTTCTTTATTATTTTCTTTATCAAGGATCATCATACCACGTTCATCGTCCCAAGCATCTGCATAGTTGTGCGGAAATGCATTACCCATATAATGTATTGATCCTTGTACTTGACGTTTGTGAAAATGTCCGCTAAAAACATATTCTTGGTGCTTGAAATGGTCAGCTTTTAATTCGCCGTGATCTGGCATTTGTACCATTGCGTTCATATAGAAGCTAGGAAGTTCAAAATGTCCAAACATATACTTTGTTTTAATGTTACTAATCTGTTTCCATTCTTCTCCTACAAGCCACGGAACTAACGCAACGTCATCTTCTACAAGTATTTCGTCAACATATGTTATACCAGGAATGTGTTTACCAAACTCAACACTATAAACATCACGTTTGTCTTTGTAATACAAATCGTGATTACCAGCAAAGAAATAAAATTTTTCAAATGCCGCACCTAGTTTTTCTAGACAGCGTGTAGTCGCATCTAGTGTTTGTACATTAATAGTATTTCTGTTGTGATGCCAGTCACCACAAAATATTCCGGTTTCACAACCGTTTGCTTTTGCTTGTTCTATAAACCAATCTACAAAGTCTTCACAATCTTGAAGATGTAGCCTACTGTTAGACTTCAACCCAAGGTGAATATCTGTAAATACCGCCGCTTTCTTAAACATTCGTACTCCTGTTTGTTATATTATACTGTAAAATTTGACACAAGTCAAGCGTTTTTTTCTTGTTTTTGGACAGATTCCTTAGCTTCTTGTGTTTTTACACGATCCCATTCGGTTGATGCTTGTCTAGTATAACTAGGATTCATGTTATTCATTTCTAAGATATCATCTCTTATGTTTTGATTTCTTTTTTCAATATTAATAACTCTAACAAATGAATTTGTAACCGCGGCTGTATAATAAGCAAATGGGTTGTTTGATTTTGATTCATCAAATTGTAAACCTATTTGTGCTAATTGTAAGATTGCTTGTCCACGCATTTCATCATTATATGTATATCCACGAACGTTTCCTCTTGTTGCATATCTATCACATAATTTCATCCACATAAGGGCAAGTTTATTTGTAGCTTTGCCGTGATCTTTATTAAAAAATCCGTTCTCCATGCCACCTTCCCAATGGCTTTTACCTACACATACTAATCTATCATTGTCGTCAAACTTAAAATGTTGAAATGGAGGAAAATTAAGTTTAACTCTGTAATCTGCTGGTGTTTTAGGATTTTTCTTGCGGCCTGGTTCCTCAGGTATATGATCAAATGTCATAATCCTGAATATTAATTCATCTTTTTGTATCTTTCTATAATCAATTTCAAATTCTGCTAATTTTACTCGTTTACCTTCTGATTTTGCTTGTTCAAAGTTTTGTTGTTGTAGCCTCTTGGCTTTATTGCGTTTTGCTTCTGCAATAGTCCTTATATTGATTTTATCAATACTAGGGAGGATTATATCGTATTGTCCATACTCAGTGTCAGTGTAGCTACAGAATGTGGCTTTTGACTTGTGTATTTCTTTCAATATATCCTTGTTGTTTAGATAATTTACACGTTTATTCATATTTTCTCCGTTTATTTGTTATATTATAAACTACTCTTATAATTTTGTCAACTAAATAATACATATAGGAGACAAAAAGATTATGGCAAGAGATAGAAGCAGTGACATGATGTCGGCCGCAAATTTTGCGAAGAAAAATGTCAAAAGTGGTACAGCCGCGGCAGGACAAGCCGTTGCAGGCGGTAATTTTCCTACATCATTAGGTGGATTAATAGATAAAGGCAAAGAAATTGGCCAAGACATATTCAATGGCATTTCTGGTGGTGCTGAAGATCTAGTTTCAAATTTACGTGGTAAAAATTTACCAGGTAAAGGGAATGACCAATTTGAAGCCAAAGGCGTGGCTATGTATAATACAGCTCTTGAAGAAAAAGATTGGCGTGTCAAATTATCGGTTCCAACGTCGGTTCCTGTTGATGGGTTATTACAACCTCTTGGCGCACAAGGCAGACAAATGATTTTTCCGTATACCCCTACAATTATTATAAGTCACTCAGCCGCTTATAATACAGTTGCTCCTATACATAATAATTATCCATTCTTTGCGTATCAGAACTCACAAGTGGACGCAATGACTATAGTGGGACAATTTTATGTACAGAATTCTACAGAAGCAAGATATTGGATGGCATGCTTACATTATTTGAGATCAATGACTAAAATGGATTACGGCTTGAATAGTACTGGTGCACCACCACCTATTGCAAAATTAAACGGTTATGGTGATTATGTTTTTAATAATGTACCTGTTATAATTCAAAACTTTACAGTTGACATGCCAAACGAAGTAGACTATATAAGCACTTCGTTTTTCCCAGGACCTCCTCCAACAAGTCATCATGATTTACCAAGTGAAGGTGATATTAAATATGGATGGGCTCCTGCTGAATCACAATTTTCAATTACTGTGCAACCTATTTACAGTAGAGAGAAACAAACACAGTTTAATTACCAAAACTTTGTTAATGGTGGAAATCTTGGACAAGGATATATTTAATGGCTAGTAGTCCTTATTCAAAAACAAGTTTCCAACCAAACGGTGCACTTGATGTTTTAACAATCAGACCTGTACCTTCTTACACTGACGATTACTTATATACTATTGAACCGCAATATACTCATAGACCTGATTTATTAGCGTACGATATGTATGGTGATAACAGACTATGGTGGGTGTTTGCACAAAGAAATTTAGATATTATAGAGGATCCTGTATACGATATGACACCTGGTACACAAATTTATTTGCCAGATGCAAAAAAGATCAAAGAATTATTAGGGGAGTAAAGTGTCAACCTTTAGAACTGACAAGTATGGACGTACATTTATTACTCCTGGCAACAAAGTTGGTAAAGATGGTTTTACCGGTGACGAAATAGGAGGCAGACCTCCTAAGCCACCTCCAAAAAAAGAAGACGAAGTCCAAGGCGATCCAGAAGAAGCTAAAAAGTTTATGCGTTCTTTAGGCATGCACGGCCTTGCCGACATGTACGAAACAAATGGAAACGCGGCAAAGAATGGAGAACTACCTCCTTTCTTTCAAGGACATCCTTTTTCAGGTGTAATTAAAGATGCACAAAATACTAAAGCAGGTAATGTAACCGTATTAAAGCCAGACGAGCCAGTTGAGAAAAAAAATACAGCAACAGTAGGAGAGACAGCAAGAGTTAAAATACCACCAATGCCTACAGTTGCACAGTTGACATCAACTGGAGGTGCGTTACCTTTACCAAATGAATTAGAGAGATTTGCATCTTATAATAATATATTTTCATTTGGTTGTATAAGTCCTGAGGAACTAAACTTCCCAGACGACACTTATAGAAAAACTGGTATAAGAGCTGGACAAATGGTTTTGCGTAGTAACGGAGGATTAACTTCTCCTGAAAAACCAAGGACTCATGCAGAAGCTCACTATGGCATTGATACACAATATTTTATAGATAATGTTGATATTGAAACTGTTATTGCACCTAACAAAAAAAGTAGAATGACAAACTTCCATAGTTTAAGTTTTGAAGTTAGAGAGCCTTACAGTATGGGTCAACTCTTACAAACTATGCAACTTGCGTCAATGAATGCAGGTTATCAAAATTATTTAGAAGCACCTTGGTTACTAAGTATAAACTTTTTAGGTTGGCAAGATGCAGAACAAACTAGTCCTGCATTACAAGCATCAAAAAAATTACTTCCTTGTAAAATTGTTTCTGTAGACTTTAATGTTGATACTGAAGGATCAATATATAGATTTTCTTGTAGTGCATTTAATGATGAAGCATTTACAGACGGAGCACAAAATTTGCCGTGTAACGTTACATTATACGGAAAAGATTTAGAAGAAATTTGCCAATCAGGTTTAGGAAGTCTAGCAACAGCTATTAACACTCATATATTGAAACAGCAAAAATTTGAAAAAGATAAAGTTGAACAAGACGAATATATATTTTCTTTCCCACAAGAAACTTCAAGTTTTCAACATGCCATGTTGTTTAAAGGACAAGCCGCGGCAATGGTAGGCACAGCAACTACAGGTGATGTGTACAAAGAAAAAGAAGGTATAGATTATAAAGCGGCACTTGCAAGTCTTAATACAAATGAACAAGCATATAACAAATACTATGAACAAGCCGCAATGGGCATGTCTATGCAAACTACAGAAGACATTCAAAAAGATTATGTAAATTCGTTATTAGGTTTCAGTATCAAAAGAGGAAAACTAAGTGAAACAATAAAGAAAACTATTGCAAATAGAGATGCAGGTATCAATGCTATAGGAAAAAATTTAATTAAACCAGAAGAACCTTTAGCAAGTGGGGATAGTCCGTTTGGTAACGCTGAGTTTGTTTTGAATAGACAAACACAAACAATGGATCGAGGTGCAACATCAATAGATCCAAAAAGAAGAACTATTCAATTTCGTGCAGGAACACCAATACAGCGTGTGTTAGAAGAATTAGTTTTACTAAGTGAATTTGGACAGTCTATTCTTAAAAAACAATTACAAGACAAAACAGGTAATGTACCTTGGTTTAGGATTGAAGCGGATTTATATATTGTTGAAGATCCTGAAGCTGAAAAGAAAAGAGGAAGAATGCCTCGTATCTATGTTTACAAAGTTACACCATACGATGTAAACACACAGTTCTTTAAAATGCCTAATGATCCGCCAGCAGGCTACAATAAATTAGTAAGAGAAGCGGCCAAAGCATACAACTACATGTACACAGGATACAATAAAGATATTTTAGAATTCGATATAAGATTTGAAAATGCATTTTATAAAAGTATAGCAGGTGATATAGGAAACAGTGCAGGTAGTAATGAGCCAGCAAATCAGGCTACAACTAAAAAAACAACAGAAGTAGAACTACAAGGAGTAGACGGACCTGCCGGATCTAATGTTACAAATATACAAAAAGATAATACGTCAAATGCTTCAAATGAACTTTCAGGCGGTTTGACTGAAACTGCTGAATTAAAAATAGCAAGACAGTTCAACGAGTCTTTAGCAAACAGTGATGTAGATTTGATTACAATGACAATTAAGATTTTAGGTGACCCTTATTATATTGCAGACAGTGGCATGGGAAACTATAATGCACAAACTACAAGTTTCACAAATGTAAATGCAGATGGAACAATTAATCACCAAAGTGGACAAGTACACGTACTGTTAAACTTTTTAACTCCTATTGATATTAATGAAGCATCTGGTCGTTATAAAATGGACGGTCCTCAAGTAGGTGTTTCCAATTTCAGTGGATTGTATCAGGTAATTGGTGTAAACAATAATTTTTCGGGTAACCTTTTTACACAAGAACTTGAACTAGTTAAAATGAACAACTTTGACAAAAAAGATTTAGACGAAGAAAACAAAAATAAAATTGCTGAACCTAAAAGTCAATATGATAAAGCAGTTGCAGATGCACAAAAAGAATTTGGCGATGGATCTCCTCAAGTTGAATTTGCAAAAGCAGACCTAAATGCTGACGGCAAATTATCTAACACAGAAATTGTGACCGCAGGATATTCTTTTGATGAAGCTACTAAATTAGCAACAGATGCTTCTAAGCCAAAACCAGCACAACCTAAACAATCAAAGAACGGAAAGGTAGATGAAGATATTATCCCAGGTAATCCACCAACCGTTAGACCAGGATATGGACCAACATAATGCCAGAACAATTAGAATCTAATCAAATTAATAAACGTTCATCGGGTGCAGGACTTGCAAAAACATCTACAGGACCTTTCATTGCAAAGGTTATAAATCATTTAGATGCAAAACGTCAAGGAACTTTGCGTGTACAACTATTAACAAATACAATTCCTGGAGGTGAGAAAGATGCTGGCGAATTATTTACAGCTAGATATCTTATGCCTTTTTATGGTGTAACAAATGTTGAAAGTAATACTAAAAATAATGATTATTATAACACACAACAAAGTTACGGATTTTGGGCAGTACCGCCAGATCCAGGAACAAAAGTTTTAGTTATATTTGTAGAAGGTTCTCCTAACCAATGTTTTTGGATAGGTTGTATTCAAGATGAATATATGAATTATATGGTGCCTGGAGGTTATCCTGCAGACAAAGCATCTAATATAGTTCAAAAAGATATACTAGCGGATTTCAAAGGAAAAAGTTTACCTACAGGTGAATTTAATAAAGCAATTGATGGTGAGGAAAGAAGAGGCGTTGACCCAGATAAATTTAAACGTCCTTTAAATCCTATGATGGCACTTACTTTAGGTAAGCAAGGATTAATGGAAGATATTGTTAGAGGGCTTACAACGACAAGTGCAAGAAGAGATATTCCTAATACAGTATACGGTTGGAATACCCCAGGTCCTATCGACAAGCGTCCAGGAGCTCCAAAAGGAAAATACGGAGAAACAGGTAGAGAAGTTGATATTTTTAGAAGTAGACTAGGCGGTTCTGCTTTTACAATGGACGATGGAGATCCTACTATTTTACGGATGGGTATTGCAAAAGAAAATCCTGCAACATATTATGATATAGAAAATACACCTAAAAATATAAGCAAAGCTGATCCTACTTTACCGTTCAATGAACATATTAGATTACGCAGTAGAACAGGACATCAAATACTTTTACATAATACTGAGGATTTGATTTATATTGGAAACGCAAACGGTACAGCATGGATTGAATTAACATCTAACGGCAAGATAGATGTTTATGCTACAGACAGTATTAACCTTAGAACAGAAACAGATTTTAATCTAAAAGCAGATAGAGATATTAACATTGAGTCAGGCAAAGATATTAACATTACAGCTGGTAGAGATTACAAATTAATGGTCAACAATGATAGAGATGTTACAACAAATAAAAATGAAACAACTTTTGTAGGTAAAGATAAAAATGAATGGACTGGAGATAACCATTTAGTTGCAGTAGGAGGCAATCAAGACATACAAATTAAAGGAGCTCATACAACAACTATTAGTAAAAATTACAGTTTACAAGTTGGCGGAGATGGCAAGTTAGCAATAAACGGAGAGTACGGAAGTAAAGTTGCAGGCAATTACAGACAAACTGTTGTTGGAGCATACAATCTAAGCACAACAGGAGATAATAAACTTACAAGTGGCGGAGATACACAGATACTTACTACAGGTGTACACAAAGAAACTGCCGCACAGATACATATGAATACAGCGGCACAAACTGCTTTAGGTGCTGATAGTATAAGTGATACATGGACAGCGCCAGTAACTGATGATATTGAAGATAAAACTCAAGATTCAACAGGCACTGATTTAAATGTTCCTGTGACTGCATTAGCAAGTAGAGCAAGTGTTGCTAAGATAGCTCTAAGACCAAGACGTATACCAAAACATGAACCATGGGACGGACACGAAAATATTAATCCAGGAGGACATACTCCTAGTGCAACTGCAAGTATTGAAGCACCGTCACCAGAAGTTAGAACGTCTGCACCACAGATTGATAAAGATAGTGATATACCAGAATATACAGAAACATCTGGTATCTATAATGCACAAGATCCTTATGTAACAAACGCAGATGGAGAACGTGTTAGAGAAGAATTTGATATAGACAGAGTTTCAACTAAAAATACAGACAATCTTTCAGGCAAAAAACCTGCAGATCCTGTACCAGTAAATGAAATGCAAGAATATATGTTAGGTGAACTTATAAAAGGTCTAGGATTAGATCCTGCTACTTGCTTAAACAGTGCCGATCCTGCAGATTTACCAGCGGGTGCTACACCTGGAAATGCACAAGCTCTTGCAATGGCACTAGCTCAAGTACAAAAAGAATGTAACTTTGAACCAAGATCAGAAAATATGAATTATAGAGTATCTACTTTACAACGTGTATGGCCAAATAGATTTGGCGGCACAGCAGGTAGACGTAAAGCGGAAGCATTAGTTGCAGGAGGTCCTCCTGCTATAGCAAATAGTGTTTACGGAAACAGAATGGGCAATGGTGGACCTGAAACAGGTGATGGATTTAGATATAGAGGTAGAGGACTTATACAAATTACAGGAACATTCAATTATAAAAAATACGGAAAACTTGCAGGTGTAGACATTTATAACAATGCTGACATGGCAAATGATCCTGAAGTTGCAACAAAAATAGCTGTAGCATATTTGAAAAGTAAAACTGTAACATGGACAAGTTCTAGTTTTGGTTCGTTAGGAAGCCAGTTTGCAAAAGCAGTTGGTTATGCAGGCGGCCAAGCAAATACAAATGATAGAATAGGTTTAGGTAAAGGGTTTTATCAAAGGATTATAGCAGGAGAACTTTTACCTAGAGCAAGTTTATCAACAACTACACCTATAGATAGAGGTACAGGAACTTCGCAGGTACAGTAATGGCACTAAAAGTTTGTAGAGAAGGCGATACATTAGACACAGGACATGGCTGTGATGGTACAACTACTCTTGACACACCTTCTCAAAGCACAGTATTTGCAGAAGGAAAATTAGTTGCCAGAAAGACAGACCCAACTGTAAGTCATGACATTGATCCTGAACCTTGTACTTCTCACGTAGCACAAGTTAATGTAGGAGATACTTTGGTAGTAACAGTTGGTTTATTTACAGCAAGAGTTACAGATTCAGCAGATAGCGGACAAATGACCACAGGCGCCGCTACAGTTTTTGCTGGCGGACCAGCAGGATAAATATTAACATGGCAACAGATTTATACAAAACTATTAAAATAACTCCTAAGAGAGAAGTTAAACCTCCTATAAAGCAAAAAGCATATAGAGGGTTTAGTACAGTCAATCCTGAAAGCACAACTTTCCAACAGTTTGATATGGGCTTAATAAAACAAAATTTACTGAATCATTTTAACATCCGTCAAGGAGAAAAATTATCTGATCCTACATTTGGTTGTATAATTTGGGACGCTTTGTATGAGCCATTAACTACAGAGCTCAAAGACGCAATTACAACAAATGTTACAAATATTGTAAACTACGATCCTAGAACTAGAGCTTCTGGTGTGCAAGTATCAGAATACGAAAGCGGCTTACAAATCGAAGCAACTATTACATATCGTGATTACAATATTAGTGAAAATTTAAGGATGCAGTTTGATAAAGATGTTGGGTTAGCGTGATAGAATTAACTACTAGTATTATTGTTTATAATAAATACAGTAGCATTTAAAGAAGGATAATCGATGTCATCAACCGACAGACAAAATAGACTGCTACTCGCAGAAGATTGGCAGAAAGTATACCAAAGTTACCGTAATGCGGAGTTCCGTAGTTATGACTTTGATACACTTAGAAGGTCAATGATCACCTATCTAAGAACAAATTACCCTGAGGACTTTAATGACTATGTTGATACATCAGAATATCTAGCACTTATAGATATGATTGCCTTTCTTGGGCAGAACATTAGTTACAGAGTTGATTTAAATGCAAGAGAAAATTTCTTAGAATTAGCTGAACGCAGAGAGTCAGTGCTACGTTTAGCACGTATGCTTTCTTATAATGCTAGAAGAAATCAGCCTGCAAATGGATTACTAAAATTTGAAACTGTTAGTACAACAGAATCAATGGTAGATAGTAATGGTAGTAATTTAGCTGAACAAACAATTATTTGGAATGATCCTAGTAATGCAAATTGGGCAGAACAATTTAGACGTGTTTTAAATGCGGCACTTCCACAAAATGGTACAATAGGTAAACCATCAGTCACACAACCAATTAATGGAGTGCTTACACAGCAATATAGATTTACATCAGCTGGTTCAGATGTTCCTGTGTTTTCTTTTACAAAGGGTGTTAATGGTATTCCAACAACATTTGAAATTGTATCAACAGGTATAGACACAGATGACAATGTTCTTATTGAAGAAAATCCTGTACCAGGAAATAGTTTAGCATTTTTATATAGAGAAGATGGTAGAGGATCAGGCAGTTCAAACACAGGATACTTTTTACATTTTAGACAAGGTAGTATAAAATCAGATACATTCAATGTAAATAGTCCTTCTGCAA